TCGCCCCTGAATAAGTTGCGAAAGTTCCTTTATTTGCTACGTTTGCCATTTTTTTTTATTTTTTTAGTTATTAAATTTAATTCTTACTTTTTCTGCCATTGCGTTATAAAAACTTGCATTAGCATCTTCTTTTTTGTTTTCAACTACTGCAGGGTCGCTATCAGTCTTTATTTCAGTACCTTTAGCATCTGCTTTGTTGATTTTAGCGTTTAACGCTTCTACTTCGCCAGTTAAAGTTTCATTAGTTCCTTTTGCAGTCGCTAACTCTTCTTCTAATGAAGCAATCTTGTTTGACAACTCTATATTATTAGACTCAAATTCTGAAATTTTGTTTTTTATATCATCATTATCACCTAAGTTAACAGTTATCATAGTTTCTTCAGCAACATCTTTTGAAACTTTTACATCACCTTTTACAGTAGCAACAATTTCATCAACCTTACTGTTAAACCATTCTTTTAACTCATTAGTCATTTTTTTGTTATTTATATTAATACTCAGTTTATTTTGTATTTCTTCTTGTGTGATATTTTTAAATTTAGAAACATCATACTTAGCAGCGACTTTAATAGAATCAGAGATGGTATCAACAAAACCAAGTTCATACGCTTCATCAGCATTTAACCAAGTTTCTGCATCCATCATTTCAGCAAGAACATCATTAGATAATCCTGTCTTTTTTCTATAAATGTCTGTCAGTTCACTTGAGATTTTGTCAAGAGTTTCTGCTGTTTTTCGCATATCTTTAGCCTCACCCATTGTGCCTCCCCAAGCGTTATGTATCATAAACAAAGAATTTTCTGCCATAACCACCTCATCTGCACCAAGAGCAATAATAGTAGCAATACTTGCTGCTATACCCTCTATGTAAACTGTAGTTTTAGCCTCTCTCCTTTTGATTACATTGTACATTGCCATACCATCAAACACATCTCCACCTAAACTGTTTATGCGTAAATTGATTGGCGTATCTTTTAAATCTTTGATGTCATTTATAAAGGCTTGTGCAGTTACGCCATAAGTTCCTATCTCATCAAAGATATACACATCAGTAATGCCTGATGCTTTATTCTGAATGTTATACCATTTTTCTGTCATAGAGGCAAAAATATCATTAAAGTAAATTTTATTTACCTTATTTTCTTACAAAACTTTTAATATGTAATGTTGTTATAAGAAATAGCCTTTTTTCTTTCTTTGTAAACTATGTTCTGTGATTGACTTTCACTTATGTCATACTTAATAGATAAATCCATCCAAGTGTGTGTTCTGCTACCCTTATTAGTCGCCAACATTCTGTCAAAATCTACAATAACCATATAGTTTCTAAGTCTTTTAGGCTCTATAATCCCCTTTTCTACAAGATGTCTAACCATATCTTTACAAGTTGGAGAATCTCCAAACCTTTTTTCTAACTCAGTACCAAGAATTTCAATAAAGTCAAAAACTACATCTACTTTATTTTGTCTTTGCTTTTGTTTTTTTTGAGCCATTAGGTTTTTTAGTTGTTTTTTTAGGAGTGCTTTCTATTTCTATCCACTCATCAACCATTGTTTCCCAAAACTTACAAACTGCTTTCCTACAAGAACTACAATTTAAATCTTGCTTTTGTGCAGGAAACATAACGTGCCACTCTGCAAACATTATATTTAATGATTCAGAATGATACTTTGAAAAATTTCTCATGTGTTTTTGGTTTTTGATAACAGCCTCTGTCATCATTCCTCTTTTTGTTTTGCTGTAATTTTCAGCGATTTCTCTAAAATTCATAGTGATTTTTTTACCATTTATTTTGTGGACACTTACCAAAGAACTCTTTTGTTAAAGAGGTTTTTGCATCTAGGAAGCATTTGCAATCTGCACATCTTGCCCCCCATTTTATCTTTGGTCTTTTTAGTAACATAAAGTTTCGGTAAAAACTACAACTTTTACATATATCTAATCTCTCTAATTTGGTTTTTTTGTCAACAAACATTTGTTAGTATTCCTAAAGTTAATATTATTATTATTAATGAAATATATATTATATATATTTTTGTTTCTTCTTTCATGGTTACAGTCTAGCATCAGATTGTATTACACTTACTGAATTTTGACTTTCTGTAATGTCTGATTCAACTACAACCACCTTACTTCCACTTGCTACAGCACCCATCATTTGATTCTGCCCTAAAGCATTAAACTGTTGTTGGCTAAACTGAGGCATATTTAACATACCACCATCTGCAAACTTAACACCACCACCTACAGCGTTCATTGCTGACAATTGATTTCTAAACATTGCTGTACTTCTTTTATTTATAACAGCCTCACCACCTTCTAATTCAACTACTCTACCACCTACTGCAAACTTCTCTCCTCCCTGTGCGTGTGATTTACCATGTACCATACCACCATTAGCAAATTCTTCAATCACACCTCCTTTAGCCATTGTTAAAGATTTTATGTTTTGCTTAATACTAAATAATAACGCTAAGGTTGAAGCAATAGCAATTATATTTTGCGGAAATCCTAATGCTAAATCTTTAGATAGAGATTTGGCTTGTAATGAAAGTGATTCCAGGTTGTTTGCTAAAGCAGCAGCAGCAGATAGTTTTACACCAGCCTCTCTTATCTTTTGATACTTTTTATCATTACCAGCCAAGTTTATAAGTTGGTTTCCTAATTCAGAAACCGCATTTATTTGCTTTTTTCTAGCATCAATATCGGCTTGTTCTACTGTTTGTATTCTATTAAGTTCATTGTTTAATATCTTATTATTTATATCGGCAGTATTCTCGCCATATAATTCGTAAAGCCCTAGCATATTAGATAAATGAAGTTGCTCTGCGTTAAATTCTAACTCATCAAACTGTTCTTGAGTTATTTTTTTATTAATTAAATCATTTGTAAATAAGGACATTTTATCTGTAAAAAGAATATTTAAATCTTCTTTTTCTTTTGCGAACTTTTGTTGTCTTGCCGCCTCTTCTTCTGCAGCATCAGCAGCATCTTGTTGGTCCTTTATTCTTTTTGCTGCAGCATCAGAATCTTTTTTAGATTGTATTTTAATTTGTTCAAACTCAAAAAGAGTATCTTGTCTTTGTTTTAAATTTTCTCTAAGTGCTTTTAATTCTCTCTCTAATCTCTCTTCCTCTGGGTCTTTTATAACATCAGGAAGTGACTTGTTTTTTTCTTTAATTACCTCTAACTCTTGCTCTCTAAGTCTTATATGAAATTCAAGTGTGTTTATATTTTTCTTAGTCAGGTTAAGGTTTGAATCTTGTAAATCTAATGTTGATTGTAGTTGCTCGTTCAACCTTTCTAATCTTGCTGCTTCTGCAATATCTTCAAGGTTTTTTGCTGTAGTTAAACCTATAAAATCAGTAAACTCTCTCCAGCCCTCTGTTCCTGTAAGAAAATTTAAAGATTTTCGTAAATTATTAACCCCTGCTACGATAAAATCAAATCCTATTGCTTGTTTTACCGCATCTTTTATCTTAATTCCAATTTCTGCTATAGCATCTGCATTATCTGTGGCTGCATTGGTTAAATCAGTTAAATCTTGAATTACTTCTCTCAATGCTGGAGAAAACCTCCCTCCAAACTCTTGTCTTAATCCATCTGCTGCAGAGGACAACTTCTTTAAATCTCCTTCTAAATTATCTTCAATAATGGCAACCATTTCTTTTAAAGCCCCATTAGCAGAGTTAAATTTTCGTGTTAGTTCGCCAATATTTTCAGCCCCTCGTATCATTGTGTTAAATGCAGCAACCTGTCTTATATCTACAAGACCCATTATCTCCTCGTTTGAAAGACCTTCTTTGTTTAATTGTAATAATGCTTTTTGTAAATCCTCACTACTATTGACTGTAAATCCTAAATGTTTGGATAAATCAGAAGAAGAATCTTGCATTTTTAAGAATATATTTCTCAAGGATGTACCTGCAATAGAAGCCTCAATACCTGTATCTGTTAATTTTGACATTACTGCTGTGGTAGCCTCTATACTTATACCTGCTGCTGCTGCAATAGGGGCAACCTTAGTCATGGAGGTTTGGAATTTTTCTATATCCATAGCAGAACTTGTAAATGAAACAGCCATAACATCTGTTACTCTTTGAGTTTCAGCAGCATCTAATCCAAAACCTCTTACTGCAGCACCTGCAACTATTGCTGCTCTTGCTAAATCAGAATCTGTAGCAACTGCTAAGGCAAGTGTTGCTTCTTGTGCTTTTAATATTTCCCCTGTAGTAAAACCTAACTTACCATAATTAGTTTGTAGTTTTGCCACTTCTGTTGCTGTAAAGAAAGTAGTCCTACCTAATTCTTGTGCAGACTTAGTAAGCATTTTAAATTGAGTCTGATTAGCCCCTGTAATTGCTCTAACTTTAGCCATTTGAAATTCAAAGTCTTTAAAACTTTTCATGGCTGATGACACTACTGAAGTTATTTGTTTAAAAGCAGTAACAGCCCCTAAAATTCCAGCAGCCATTCTTCCAAAACTCTTAGTTGTAGAGCCAGTTCTTTTTTCTAAATTTTTTAAATCTTTTTGTCCTTGTACGACTACCTGTACTACTATCTTCTCTGTATTTGCCATATCTTTATATATTAAAATGCCTTAGTGACATTTGCTTTTGGATTATTCTTTTTAATTTGTTTTGCTATCATGTTTGCTACATCTACACCAATAGATGGTGCTAACTTTGCTGCAACCTCTTTTGAATGTTTTTTCGCTACATATCCTGCAAAGTTTGTTCTTCTTAAATTATTGCCTTCTGTCCAATAAACATAAGGTTTACCATAATGTGATTTTAACTTTCTAAATATTGGAACTGCTGAATTTAAAGGCAATCCCTTTCTACTTACCCATCTTTGTATTTCTGAAAAGTTAGGTGCTTTAGCAAAAGCAGGATTGTTAACTGCTTTCCAATACGCAACAGATGAGGTTACATTTAGAATACTCATGCCTTTTTTTATCACATTATATTTAAGACCTCTGCTTAATCTACCTGTAGCATTATGCTTTTGTGCTTTGAGTTCATCTTGCAATCTCTTTTTAAGCATATCGCCTACTTCTCTTAAAGTTATATTTGTATGTTTAAATATCTTCATTATGTGTTAAGTGCTGGGTTTTCTATATTTCTTCTTAATATTTTGTGTGCATTACCCCACACATCTTGAGCATAAGTAGGCACTGAATATTCTTCTTTACTTTTTATTGATATTGAGTAAATAAATTGATCTACCTCACTTGCAGTTTCTGTTGTAAAATCTATAAGAACAACATCATTTGCTGTAGATGCTATAAAACTTCCAGTTAATATACTTGTAGAATAAGGCATTGTAAAAGATATAGAGTCTCCTGAATCAAAAATACTGCCACCTGCTTCGTAATATCTTTTAACTCTAATAGTACCAGCAACAGTTCCATAAGGAATTACTATACTAATAAAATACTCTTCTCCAACTGTTAGCCCAGATAACTTTTGGTATATACCTGAAAAAGAAGCAGCCCCACTATCTTTATGCCCTTTAAATCTTGCATAGTTGCCACTTATATCTGGTGCATTTATACTTGTGTATGAACCCCCTGATGTGTGATATTTAAACCAAATATTAGAAGTAAACCCTGCAGTAAAAGTTGTTTGAACTGCACTTAATGGTGCATCTGCTTCTGTTGTCGCTACATCAGTAGCACTATCAATGTTACTTGCAAACAAAGGATTTGCAAAATTTAAAACCTCATCTCCATCTATAGCAATATTAGAAAAAATTTCTAATCCACTAAATTGAGCAATACCTCTTGCTGTTATTTGATTATTATTTTCCATATTTATATTCCTTGATTATAATTATTTGATGTTGATTTTGTGGCTAAACTTATGTCATCATCATAAATTCCATTAATTCCT